CTAGACAATGGCTATTTCAAGAGCACAACTAGCTAAAGAGCTAGAGCCGGGTCTGAACTCGCTTTTCGGCATGAGCTACGACTCATATGACCGCGAGTACGAAGAAATCTTCGCTATCGAAGACTCACAGCGAGCCTTTGAAGAAGAGGTGCTGATCACTGGTTTCGGTGGAGCACCGACCAAAACCGAAGGCCAAGGCGTACAATTTGACAACGCCTCTGAGTCTTTCACTGCGCGTTACACGCACGACACTGTTGCGTTGGCATTCGCGCTCACCGATGAAGCGGTTGAAGATAATCTCTACGACTCGCTCGGCAAGCGATATGTGAAGGCTTTGGCCCGATCTATGGCTAACACCAAGGAAGTCAAAGGCGCTGACGTATTGAATAATGCGTTTGACACCAACTTCACTGGCGGTGACGGCGTCACATTGATCAACACGGCACACCCATTGGCTGGTGGCGGCACTGCTGCAAACCGTGCGACCTCGATGGCGGACTTGAACGAAACGTCGTTGGAAGACGCGCTGATTGACATCAGCACGTTTACAGATGACAAGGGTCTGACGATCTCGGTTCAAGCCAGCAAACTGGTTGTTCCTCCTCAGTTGGTATTCGTTGCTGACCGTATCCTGAACTCAACACTGCGTTCTGGCACGGCTGACAACGACATCAACGCTGTACGCAACACGGGTGTATTGCCCGGTGGCTACACGGTCAATCATTACCTGACTGACCCTGACGCCTTCTTCCTGCTGACTAGCGTCACCGACGCTGGTGAAGGCTTGAAGATGTTTCAACGTACTGCGATGGAAACCACGATGGAGCCAGACTTCACGACTGGTAACATCCGTTACAAGGCCCGTGAGCGTTATAGCTTCGGCTTTAGTGACTGGCGCGGCATCTACGGCTCACAGGGCGCGTAGATACCAAGCAAAAAGAAAGGGGGCATATGCCCCCTTTTTTTGTGCCTCCTTATCCGCTATGCGGCCTCCTCTTCCAGATTGACGGCTTTGGTGGGCCGCTTGAAAAAACCAAACTTGTCATCGTCACGCGATGGCTCAACCGCCGCCATGAAGGTGACTCGCGCTCCGCGAGTAGCGCGAATGCTGCTAGGGATGCTGCCCCAGACTTTGAATCCACGATCATCCTTGACCAGCATTTTCCAAGTGTCGCCGTAGTAACTTTCTTGCAGCTTAATAGTAAGAATTTCGCCAGTGATAGCAACTCGGCCAGTGGGGCATGGCTCAGCGGCATCTAACTCAGCCTGTTCAGCAGCGCGTTGAGCAGCAGCGGCTGCAACCTTTGGAGCCTCAAGATAAGACTCGATAGCGTCAGCTACGTCCTTACAACGCTCATCAATATAGACGTAAACCATCTGATCACCGTCACGATCCTCGAATGGCTTGCCGGTGTGAATATCAACGATGCCCGACAGCGCCTCGATGACGGCATCAGCTCGCTCGACGGTGATGTAGGTGACCCGTCGCACTGGGGAGCCAGTACGCTTCTCAGCGAAGTCGCTGCAAAACAGTCCGATCTTCTTGCTCCAAGGCAAGAATTCTCCTGCCATGAATACACCATCAAGCACGGCCTCTACGACACCGTGAGCATCGTAAAGACACCACTCCCAGTAGTAATTGTCGCAAGGCGAATGCATACCAGCGGCGCTAATCGTCGGCTCCATGCCGTGATTGTTTTCGACGTTCTCACGAATACGAGCGTCCCGCGCAGCTCTTGCAGCGGCAGATCGAGCGTCGAACTGCTCGATACGAGTAGCTACGGTTTCAACCAGTTTTTGTAAATCTTCCATCATCTTTTCCCGTTGTTGTTGGCGTTGATTATACACATCCCGTGTCGATGTGCAACTAGGTACACAATAAAAACAACATTTATTTTAGCTTGGCATTGATTTGTCGCCTTACGACCTGTGTGATATAAAAGCAAAATCCTGACAGCCAGCAATCCCGCTGGCTGACACTTGCCACGACAGGAGATCAACATGGCTACAACGACTTTCAACGGCCCAGTCCGCTCAGAGAACGGGTTTCAACAAATTTCAAAAGCAGCTAACGGCACCATCACCGTTACTAGCGGTGACAAGATGGCGACTGAAGCCACTGGCAGCGCAGGTATTGAGGGCACTGCTGCTGTTTACGTCACGCAGGTAACTCGCCTGAAAAGCGACGTAACGACTAACGTGAACATCGTCAAGACGACGATTATGATTGACCTAACTGGCTTAAAAGACGGCGGAACCGCTGGAGACATCATCGGTAAAGACGGCTCTGGCGTTGCATTCATCGGCAGAGTGACCACGGCCAACCAAGGCAGCGTTTTCGGCGTGACCATGACGTGCGTAGAAACACCTGCTGGCGGAAGCACAGACATCGATCTGTTCTCTGCAACCGAGGGAACTGGCGTTAACGACACCGCAATTGGTGATTTGACCGAAACTCAAATTATCAATGCTGGCGCAGCTTCCGCTGGAACAATGGTTGCTGGCGGTGATATCGCTGCCAATCAATACTTATATCTGGTTAGCCAAGGCACGGGTGATGCGACTTACACTGCTGGACGCTTTTTGATCGAAATCACTGGATTCGATGTAGCTTCCTAGATAGGAGAAAATCATGGCTGATGCAGTAACGAGCCAAACCATCCATGATGGAGAGCGCATAGCAGTGCTGAAGTTCACCAATGCCAGTGATGGCACGGGTGAGTCCGCAGTAAAAAAAGTAGATGTTTCAGCTTTGGGTGCCAACTCTGCTGGTGTGTCATGCAACCGCGTGACCATCAACAAAATCTGGTGGCAGTGTACTGGGATGTCGGTAAAGATTGAGTTCGATGCAACGGCTAATGTATTGGCTATCGGCGTGAGTGAAGACTCAAACGGATACCACGACTACAGCAATTTCAGTGGCATACCCAATAATGCGGGAGCTGGCATTACGGGCGATCTTGATTTTACTACCGTTGGTCACACCAGTGGAGACACCTACATGGTTGTTTTGGAACTGATTAAGTCTTACGGCTAATGGCTGACACAAGTGACGTAAAAAGAACCAAGTCGGGCAGACTCGTCTATCGAGGTGAGTCTTTCCCCGGTTACAACCAACAGAAAAGAACGCCCGGCGAGAACAAAAAGTTTGCGGTTCTAGCCAAAAAAGGCGATCAGGTAAAGATTGTGCGCTACGGTGATCCGAATATGGAGATCAAGCGTGACAGTCCAGAGCGTCGGCGCAACTTTCGTGCCAGACATAATTGCGATGCGGTTCAGAAAAAGAAAGACGTGTTCGCAGCTTCCTATTGGTCGTGCAAAAATTGGTGATTTGATATGGGTTTTGTAGCATCAACAGAGGCGCGTGAGCGACAAGCTCGCATAGAATCAAGTCCGTTGTATCCCGAAATACAACGAAGAAATTTGGCCCTTAATCAAATGCGAGACCAAGAAGGTACGCCTGAATACTTGCGATTATTACAAGAGCTGTTTGACCTGCAAGATCAAGCAGCAGGCGGTGGCGATTTGCCAACGCAAGCCCCACAAGATCCGATGCAGGGCGGTATCGGTGGCTTGATTGATTCGCTTCAAGGCCAAACAATCCCTCAACCACCAATGCCTAGAGGGCCAGTTATTGAGCCTCCTCAACCGCAAATGCCGACCCGTCGCCCGTTGCCGACGCCACCACTTAACCCCAACAGGTTTATCAGTGTCGAAGAGTTCGAGGGTCGGTCTCCGTCTCCAAGCCGTCGCCCAGACGATGGGATTCGTATGCGTATGGAAGGCACTCTTGATCCATCAAGAGGTACAGTGCCAAGACCGAGCCGACCAGACGATGGGATGGGTGATATACAAATCTCTCCGATAGAGCGAGGGCCAGACCCAAGGCTCATGGGCAACATGAGCTTTATGGAGTTTGCTGCGCTGCCAGTCGAAGAACGCCTAAGAATACGTCAAGAAGGTAGGTCTCCGTCTCCACGCCGCCGCCCAGACGATATCAAACGGCAACCTGATCCCATTGAAATGCTTATGCCTCCAGCGCCTATGCCCAATGAAGGCTATGGCATCACTGTAGGAGAAGGTGTTCCGGGCATGAGTGACGGCCTTCCGTTGCCGCCTCAAATGCCTGACAGGATACAACAGCTTCGAGAGGCGCTCAGGCAGAAGCAATCGCCACGAAAAATTGCGTTAAGTGATGGCGTTCAACGTAGGGAGATACCCCGTAGGGGCAAAGGCTTATTGGGTGGAATTATTGGACGGCTTCGACAGCAGATGGATCAGCGACAAGAAATCCCTTTGCCTGAAGTGCCACGAACCCGTGGAGGATTGTTTTCTGAGTTGATCAAGAGCATTCCGCAGGACAGAAGGGAGCGCCGTATTTTTGCCGGTTTAGCCAACAACATTCCACAACAGCGAATAGAAAGGCCAGCGGGTAGAAGATTGCCTCGTCGGTATGATGAAGAGGTTGACGATTCTAACTTTGTGTTTACGCAGGGTAGAGATCGTGTTGGAATGCCAGTGGTCAGTTTTGGCCCACCACAAAATGTTGATCCCAACCGATTCATAAGCGTAGAGGACTTCGAGCGTGGTGGAGCAAGACCTCAATCACCAATCGTAGACGATCTTCGCCAGCAAATAATGCGTGGAGTGGACATGAGCAGGATTGCAAGGTAGTGGCTGAATCTAATGACCTGCTTTCAGCGTTAGACGAGTACGGCAGTTCGGACTCGCCATATTCCGCTCTGGATCGATATCTGATGCAGCAGTCGGTCTACGACAGAGACCCAAGAGAAGCGCCAGTAGCGCCCACCATGCGTACTTTGGAGGCTCTAATGCCTTCCGCAGAAAATACGATGGCAAGCCAATATGAAACCGTTATGCAGGAGCAGCGAGACGCAGACGAAGCGGCATCGGCTTCGCGTCAAACCGAAATAGACAATCTTCGGGATTTGTTGCGTGAAGAGCTATCCACCTCAGAAGATGCGGCTCTTGCTCAAAGGTCAGATTTAACCAAGGCGCTTGAGGGTCAGATTGAAGACATGCGTCGAGGCGTTGATATAGAGACGCTAGGTCTGCGTCAAGCTGGGTTGGATGAGCGAGCTGCACTAGCTCAGCAGATAGAAGAGGGCGACAGGCTGGTGCGTCAGGCTCAAGAAGCTTCCGCAGGGACATTGCAAGATCGTCTTGCCTCGTTATCCACAGACCTTTCCGACATCACTGGCACGATTGACGCAAACTACGCTCGTCTTGACGAGGTTCAAAAAGATGCTGCTGACTCGACCCAGAGTGAAATAGAATCACTCAACCAGCAGCTTGAAAATCTGTATACAGATGTGGAGTCTGGTGGCGCAGCTCAATCTGAATCGATACGAAACGAAACAGCCAACCTTATTGCT